TGCAGCAATGGAAAGCAGAGGCTCCAGCCCAGTTCAAAGAGCTGCTAGAGGCCGACAATGCTGAATGACCTAAGCGGGCTGTCTCAAGCCGTGCTGGCCACTAGGCTGGACGCTGCGTGGGCTTACGACCAACGTACTGGACGCTACCGCAACGAGAAAGGACGGTTCATGAGCCAGAAGGCTGTTGAAGCCTTAGTAGATGGCCGCATTGGCAGGCTGGACACTACGCTCAGGCGCGTTACAAAGATGATGGCCGATGGCAGCATCACGCTGGAGCAATGGCAAGGCAGCGTCAGGGAAGCCATCAAGGCAGCTCACATTCAGACAGCAATCATTGGCCATGGCGGAAAGGACAGTATGGGCAGTGTCGAATATGGCCGCATCGGTCAAAGGCTTCGTGCAGAATACGCTTATCTACAGGACTTTGCTAATGACGTTCTGGCTGGCCGCGCTAGTCCTGCCATGGCTGTTGCTCGTATCAGCTTGTACGCTGAAAGTGTACGTGGCTCTTACTGGCAGGGTTTGGAGCTTCGGAAGCAAGCGGAAGGCTATGGACTGATGCGCCGCATCCTCGACCCACAAGCCCGGCACTGCGCTGATTGCCCAGCCTACGCAGCTCGCGGCCTTGTCCCCATCGGCACCCTCCCGATGCCAGGGCAGCGTTGTCAATGCAGGGCACGGTGCAAATGCCGAGTGGAGTTCTACCGTCAGCAAGCGCCTAATGCTCCCGTGTGAAGAGGCCCTAGTATCTAGCGAGCTTCTTTCTTTCAGTGACACGAATCCTCTACTGCGGAGACGTTGGCGTACAGACGGGCTTCGGCAGGGTGGCCGAATATCTCATTCCCGCCCTCGCCAAAGATCATGACGTGTTTGCACTGTGCGTCAATCATCACGGGGACCCTTCCCCAATGCAGCAGCATTGTCAGATGTTTCCGGCGATGGCGCATGGCTCCGACCCATTCGGTTCCCATCGCATTGCTGAACTGGTGCAAACCATTCAGCCTGACGTGGTGTTTATTGTCAATGACATTTGGGTGGCGGTCACGCTTGTTGATAAGATCGAGCCACTGAAAGAGAAGCTAGGCTTCAAAACCTGCGTCTACACTCCCATCGACTCCTACGGACTATTCCCTGAGCTACTTCCTGCCCTGAACAAATGGGAAAAGCTCGTCACCTACACAGAGTTTGCCAAGGGCGAAATTGTGAAGATGGGCTATGAGCGTCCCGTTGGAATTGTGGGCCATGGCACGGACTTTACCAAGTTCTTCCCCATTGACAAGCAGCAATGCCGGAAGGATGTTGGCGTGCCAGATGATGCGTTCATTGTATTCAATGGCAACAGGAACCAGCCTCGTAAACGCATTGACTTGACCATCAAGGGCTTTATCAAGTTTGCAAAAGACAAGCCTGATGCTCGCCTGTGGCTCAACATGGGAGCCAAAGATATGGGCTGGGAACTGATCCCTTTGTTCAAACGTGTGGCTAGGGACGCAGGCTACGACCCTGCGGGCAAGCTCATTCTCACCAGCCCGAATTTCTCCACGCATAACTGTCTTCCCATTGAGCAGCTCAACAAGGTGTATAACGCAGTGGACGTGGGTATCAACACTTGCTTGGGTGAGGGCTGGGGCTTGGTCAACACTGAACATGCCGCCACTGGCCGTCCGCAGCTAGTGCCAGACCACACAAGCCTGAAGGAAATCTTTAGCGACGTGCCTCGCATTCGCATTGAAAGCTGGGAAACCGACAGGAACTATGGACTGGAGCGCGGGCAAGTATCACCCAATCACCTTGCCGAACTGCTCACGGAATACTACGAAGATCGAGACAAGATGAACGATGATGGCGCGTGGTGCTATTCACGCATTCATGAGGATCAATTCTCTTGGGAGCATGTCACTAACAAGATGCTGGGCTATATCAATGAATTGCTCAAGCCTGCCGTTGCAGCTCCTGAGTTCAAAGGTTTTGGCGCTCCAGTGAAGGTGAATTGATCATGCAGGTTTCGCAAATCTTTCTGACTGATGAAGGCGGCAAAGAACTGCCTCCTGCGCTGGAGCAATTGACAAGCACAGTTCAACAGGGCTTTCTTGGTGCGGACTATGTTCGCTACAACAACGAAACACTGAGAGAGTTCATTGTTAAGCGCTTTGGAGGGAATGTTGTCAAGGCTTATGACGGCCTTCGCTCCTATTCCAACAAGGCTGACCTTGGCCGTTATTGCATCCTCTACGCAGTTGGTGGTTGGTACTTTGACATTGCCATCAGGCTCCATTCACCAGTGGAGCTTGCCGACCGCATTGACTTCCTTGCGTTCCGCGAGATTCAGAAGTTTACTGGCACTTGCTGGGCGTGCATGACTGCAGTATTGTTTTCCAAGCCTGGCAATCCTGCGCTTCTTAATGCCATTGATCAAGTGGTGGAGAATTGGGCCACCAGGTACTATGGCATCACGCCATTGTCCCCTACTGCTACTCCCGTGCTAGGGCAAGCATTGGCAAAAAATGGCGAGCAGGCATCGTTTGTCTATGGCGACTTCCTGCAGCTAACACCCACTCACAGCAAGACGAACACTGCTTTCGTTCTGCCAGACGGAACTATTCTTGCATGGGGCAAACCTGCGGGAGGTGGCGACTTGTCCGCTTTTGGGGCTAAGGGTACGAACAACTACAATCAACTCTGGCAAGATCGGCAGATTTACCAGTGAAATACTTTCTGGACCTTGGCACCCACTACCTAGACAATGGCGGGAAGTATTCAGGTTGCGAAAGCGGCTTGCTTACGTTTGAAAAGCAACTATTTTTTGGCAAGGAGCCTCCCTATGACTGGCATGTTCTCACGTTTGAGCCGTCTGCTCATGCAGTACAGGCAAATAAGTCCGCCATTCCCTCCCTTGAAAAACGCTTTCTTTCGTTTCAGGCTTTTCATGCTGCTATTGGCACAGAAGATGCCCTAATCACTTTCAAGTGGCTGCCTGGTTATAGCGCTGCGTCTACTTGCGTGATGGAGCCACTGGCGGAAATCGAGCGGCACCAATGCCAAGAGCTTTACGTGGAGTCAATGGACGTAAAGCGAGTGGTGCAAGAAATCATCGACGCGGACGACGAAGCGACCATCTATATCAAGTGCGACATTGAGGGAGCAGAGTTTACTGTATTGCCGCGTTTGCTGGAAGTCGAAAATGTGGGGCGATGGGTGAAAACAATTTATGTTGAGTGGCATGATCGCTTCTGGCAAGGTAAGTCACGTCACAACGAGATTCTGCAGACCAAAGCTACGATTGTGGAAGACTGCGCCAGGTCAAAGGTGGCGCTTTATGACTGGGTGTGACAATGGCTGACAAAAAGCAGCAAGCCAAGATTCGGCTTGTTTTGCGTGAGTTCAAAAGCGGCAAGCTCAAAAGCAGCAGTGGGGAGAAGGTTGTTGACCCCCGACGCGCTCTCGCCATTGCCCTCTCAGAAGCTGGCATGTCGCGCAAGTCCAAAAAAGACATGGGCGATGAATACTACCTCGCCTTCATGAAGGAGCTTGGCGGAGATGATGACTATGAAGAAGACGGCAGGGGCGACTCTGAATCATTTTCCCCTCCATCGTCTGTTCGCTCTGCTGCTCGCAGAGGACTGGAGCTGCGCAAGAAGCACGGTAAAGGTGGTCTGACCACGCAAGAGGCAGGCAAGCAAGGCATTGGTAGTGGTGTGGCTAGGGCGACAAGCTTGGCCAACGGAGAGGCAGTGAGCTACGAAACGATCAAGCGCATGGCGGCATTCTTCTCTCGGCACGAAAAGAACAAGAGCGGAGGCGAGGATGATGCTGGCCGAATCGCTTGGTTGCTCTGGGGATCGGACGCGGGTAGGGCGTGGGCAAGTCGCATCATTAAGATGGTTGAGAGTCGCCGCAAAAAGCAATGAACGAGCACGTTCACACGATGGAAGACGAGGATGATGATGGCATTGGCATCATGCAAGCCCTCTCCATCCTGTCGGCGCATGAGCATCGAGACACTCCCCATTGGCGGCTAGTTGAGCGGCAACATTTCAAAAATGGGCGGCACGACGAAACCCACATGTTCGTAGAAAACTACTACGAGAAGCCGCATGAGGACTGCGTGCCTGTGAAGATGCTGGTGTTTGAAGCGGAGGCTATTGCCAAGGCGTATGTCATGGCTGGCGTGGAAAGCCAGGTGAGGGCAATCAGGGGTCAGGGTATGGACGATGATGACGACGATTGAGCATCAACGACATAACTAGGTATCCCTAAAAACCAAAGCACGGAAAGGGTGTAAAGTCCGCTAAGTGTTGCCAATTGCACTGCGGATGGTTCTGTTTCGGCTCTTTCCATGCGGCAATAAGTGGAAGCCCCTATGTGCAGCTCTTTGGCAACGTCACGCTGACTGAGCCCGCTATTAAGGCGGGCTTCTTTCATTCTTTCCGCAACGACTAGCTTGCGCTGGTGATGGGGCATCCGTGCAGCGCTAATTGTGCTGCTAACTAGGTAGCGCATGGTGTTTCATCTCTGGCACAAGAATTGCAGTATAGACAGCTCCATTCGTTAGTGTTGTTTCATGAGCGAAACTTCTTTTCGTTACGACGTATCCCCCATTGACAAGTACGAGGTGACGCCGGAAGGCTACCTTCGTGCTTGGGCGACCATTGCGCGTACTGGTGTGCAACTGTACACTGACGCCGATGGTTCCATTCGTAAGGAATATCGTCCAGCGGAAGAAGTTGGCTCAGCAGAAAGCCTTGCTTCATTTGCGGGCAAGGCAATCACGTTTGAACACCCATCCGTCCTTCTTGATAGCAACAATACCAAAGAACACCAAATTGGTTTCACTGGTACAAAAGTGGTTTATGACAACGGATTTGTCCGTGCTGTCATGACTATCACTGACAAAGATGCCATTGAGAAGATCCTGCGGAAAGATGTTCAAGAGGTGAGCGCGGGTTACAGGGTTGAATACGACTCGACACCTGGCGTTACCGACGACGGCGAGCACTATGACGGCGTTCAACGTTCAATTAGTGGCAACCATGTGGCCGTTGTCAGGCGTGGCCGCGCAGGCCCGCAAGTGAAGCTGCATCTTGATCGCCTTGATGCAGCAAACCCAACCCTACTCAATTACGAGGAACCATCTATGACTGCGAAAGTCAATTTCGATGGCGCTGAGTTTGAGGTGAGCGAGAGCGTTGCTCTGGCGGTCACCAAAGAACGAGAGGATGCCAAGAAGTCCTACGAGGATATGAAGAAGATGCACGACGGCATGATGGCCGAAGCGTCCAAGATGAAAGAAGAAATGGACGCAATGGAGAAGGAGATGAAAGGGAAGATGGACGCTGCCGAAGGCCGCGCCGATGCCCTTGCCCAAGAGCTTGAAGCCGCCAAGGCTGATCTTGAAGCCGCCAAGCAAGTGAACGTTGATTCGCTTGTAGACGAGCGCATCGCTCTCATCGACAAGGCTCGCACCACCCTGGACAGCGAGTTTGACTTCTCCGGCAAGACTGCTCGGGAAATCATGGAAGCCTCTATCAAGGCTGTACGTGGCGATTCTGACCTGTCGGAGCGTTCCGACGATTACGTGATGGCCATGTTCGACACCCTGTCGGAAACCGCCCGCAAGGATTCGGCTTCGACTGACAACCTCCGCAAGGCTGTGGCTTCTATCGCCGCGCCTGTGGCTGCACCGTCTTCCTACATGGAGCGTCTGCAGAACGGTTGGAAAACCCCCCTTTCCGTTACTAAGGAGAAGCGCTGATCATGGCCGTCACCTTCACTCAAACTGCAACTGGCGTCACTGGTGGCGTGCAGCAGGCTTATGCCCTGCAGCATGATCCCCTGCTGGAAGGCCAGCTTTCCGACATGCGCGACAACACCATTGGCACTTATGTCAATGAGACTGCTGGCGTGCTTGCTTTCGGCAACGTGCTCAGCTACGCCAGCGGTGGCACTGTTGACAACTCTGCCAAGACCATTTCTGGCACTTCTGAAACCGTGGTGGGCATCAATGTCCTCACCTACGTTGACGAGACTGCGCTTGATGGTAACAGCCGTCCTGGCGTGAAAGTCAACCAAGCTCTCAACGTCATGAACGAAGGCGCCGTCGCCGTCTACGTGCATGGTTCTGTCACCCCTGCCTCGGCTGTGCGCGTGATTCACACTGCTACTGGCGTCAAGTATGCCGGTCAGTTCCACGCCACGTCCATCTCTGGCCG